GTAATTCATATGGAATAGAATCAGTATGGGGATTAGGAGATAAAGTACAATCTTCATCATGGTTATTAGAAAAATATTTAAATATCGCAGAATAATGGATATAGAAAAATTAGTAAAAGAGTTTCCAAATGATATGGAACTTGGAAAGGCAATAAGAGAGATTTACTTACGAAGAGAAAAAATCTTAGAAGAACATAAAGATATAAAAATATTTGAATCACCTGATAAGGGTAAAACAGTTTATGTTAGAGGTTGGGGACAACCTTCTTCAACAAGAAAAAAAGTTACAAATCAATTAAACATATTTGAATGAGATTAATTAAAGACCCAAATAAAATAAGAAAGGCGATTAAACCAACTTCAATGACTCAAGAGGAGATTGATTCAATATCAACAACTCTATTAAAAGAACTAACAAGACATGGAGGTATTGGATTATCCGCAAATCAAATAGGATTAGATGTTAGAGCGTGTGTAATTAATGTTACTGAACCTTTAGTATTGATAAACCCAAAAGTTTTAGAAGTATCAGAAGATACTGTTGCTTATGTAGAACAATGTTTATCTATCCCAAAATCAATTCGTAAACCAGTTAAAACAGTAAGACATAAATCATTTAAAGTTGAAACAGATAATTTAGGTATAGTAGAATTTTCACCAACAAAAACAGATTGGAAAGATTCTAATGAGTTCTTTTCTGATGAAGGATTATTAGAATGTGTTTGTGCTCAACATGAGATAGACCATCTGAATGGAGTTTTAATTACAGACCCATCAAGAAGATATACTGAAACTGTTACAAGAGGAAAAAAGTATGGTAGAAACGAAAGAGTAATGATTAAATTACCCAACGGAGATACTGAATTTATGAAATACAAGAAGGCAGAACCTATGTTAAAGTTAGGTGCTGAAATCTTATAATTAAACGAAAACATGGGAAAACTTATATTTACATATACAGACAAAGATTTTATTGAGAGTAATAGAGAAGCTAATAAAGTAGAACTTGATGTACCAGATGATATGGATATCAACGAATACAAAATAGTCTGTGTAAGAATGGCATCCGCCATTGGTTATGGTAACAAATCAATCACAAAGGCATTTGGAGATTTAGTTTTTGGGAAAGATGACCCAAACACAATAAAGGAATTATTAGATGAACTCAATATCAAAAGTGGCAATAAAAAAATTAAATGATAGATTATTAACTCAGAATATTATCATGCAGACACTTATTGATGTTATATTAGAGAATGGTATGATTACAGAAAAGGAGTTAGAATCTAAGATACAAAAAAATATCGATGACATGGATAATGTACTCGATTCACTACGAGAAGAATCTTCAGAATTAAGTGAAGATGTAGTTATTAGTGGGATGTACTTCGGCCCACATGGAGAAGCATAATTAAAATTTTTCCGTTTTTATTTGGATATATGAAATTTTTTTCGTATATTAGTGAAGTATGTTTAATCAAAAGGGAGACCGTATGAGAAAACAAATTATTTTTACATTGATGGTTTCATTACTATCGTTTGGGCTGATGGATTCAGCAATGACTAATGGAATGGAAACTACAATAGTAACATTAGAAGAATTAGAAGAACAAAGAAGAATTCATGAGTTAGAATTAAAAAGACTCGAAGAAGAAAGAATCCGACAATATCATGAAGAAGAACTTAACAGATTCTTAACTGATATAGGATTCAGAGAAAGTGGTAACAGATATGATATCACGAATTCATGGGGATATATGGGTAAATACCAATTTGGTAAATCAACTCTTAAAGGATTAGGATTTGAAGTTACTCGAAAAGAATTCCTCAGTAATCCACAACTACAAGAAGAAGCGATGATGGCTTTATTACTACACAACAAAGAAAAATTACAAACTTATATTGATTTATACGATGGTGAAACAATTAATGGTATGTATATTTCTGAAAGTGGTATATTAGCCGCGGCTCATCTTGGAGGACAGGGTTCGGTAAAAAGATACTTTAGAAATGGTAAAGTGTTTAGAGATGGAAATGGAACAAAGATTACATCTTATATGAATCAGTTTAGTGGATATGATATAAAATTAAATTAAAAAGTTATGTTAGAATTATTAACAACCTATAATATCGTTATAGGTTTTTCAGTATTATTAAACTTAATATTATTGATTGGTGTACGAAACCTTATACGCCAAAATGAACAACTCGAAGATAGAGTTGTTGATACTGTGTACTCAATTAGAGATAGAGTAGATAATGCTCTAACTAAAATGAGAAATTTAGACAACAGAGAGGCCTTTGAAAAAGATGATGAGGTTGGGGTTACCTTTAATGAATTAAAAAAAATAGTTGAAGATTTAAATAACGAATTATAATATGCCTAAAAAAAGAAGAAAAAAATCCAAAATATATTTTGGTACACCTGCTCAAGAAGCAATCATTGAGTATAATAAATGTAATGACCCAGCAGTGAGGTCTAAAATTTATGAAGAAAGAATAAAGTTTCCTTTTGAAAAACTTGCTGAAAATGTAATCAATACATTTAAGTTTTCATATTTTGATGTACCAAAAAAGGATATTCAAACAGAAGTAGTTTCTACAATGGTTGAAAAGATGCATATGTTTAAAGAAGGTAAGGGTAGAGCCTTTTCTTACTTTACTATTATTGCAAAGAACCATTTAATTTTAAAGAATAATGGTAACTATAAAAGATGGAAACAAAATGCACTTCTTTCAGAAATGCCAGAAACTTGGAATCCTGAAAATGATTTTACAGAGGTAGAGGAAAATAATGAGTTTAAAGATTTTAAACAATTAATGTTAGAGTATTGGGATGAACATCTTAATTCTGTATTTACAAAGAAAAGAGATTTACAAATAGCAGATGCTGTTTTAGAATTATTTAGAAGAAGTGAACATATAGAAAACTTTAACAAAAAACATTTATATCTTCTCATTAGAGAAATGACCGATTGTAAAACTCACTACATTACCAAAGTTGTAAATGTAATGAAAACACATCAAAAAAGAATGTTGAATGAGTATCTTGAATACGGTGATTTTAGAAGTGAAAAAACTAAATCATTTTGGAGTAAAGATGATTATATAGATACTGATTATTTATAGAAAATAAAAATCAATGGGTTATATATTAGGAATTAGTTGCGGATATCACGATTCGGCCGCATCTCTAATTAAAGATGGTATTGTTTTAGGAGGATGTGAGGAAGAAAGATTTACAGGCATAAAACACGATTCATCCTTTCCACACAATACAATTAAATGGTTACTAAAAGAGTTTAATGTAACCAAAGATGATTTAGAGGCAATTTGCTTCTACGAATCTCCTATTGAAAAATTAGATAGAATTGAAACCTCTACAAAAAAAGGTGGAATACTAAATTATTTCAACAGAAAAAATATAGTTAAACGAAATACAAAATCTTATCGAGATTTGATGTTAGATATCAATTCTTATGTTGGTAAGAAAACAACTATCTCTTTTTACGAACATCACCTATCTCACGCTGCATATTCATATTATACTTCACCATATAACAATGCTATTATTGTTTCTGTTGATGGTGTTGGTGAGTGGGAAACAACTACTATATATGAAGGAAATAGAAACACCTTAAAAAAAATAAAATCTATTAGATTCCCACATTCACTTGGAATGTTTTATTCAGCCTTTACAGCGTTCTTAGGATTCAAACCAAACGAAGGTGAATATAAAATGATGGGATTAGCTCCATATGGAGATTCTTCTAAATACATAGATAAATTTTCTTCTATTATTGAAGATACTCATGATGGTGGTTTTAAATTAAACATGAAGTTTTTTACATACGAGTATTCAGATACACATATGTTTAATGAAAAACTTGGAATGGAACTTGGAATAGAAAATAGATTACCAGAAGAACCACTAACACAAGAACATAAAGATTTAGCTGCATCTGTACAATCTATTTACGAAAAATATTTTTTCAATTTAATAAATCATGCATATGAACTATCACCATCACGAAACTTATGTTTGAGTGGTGGATGTGCATATAACGGAACTGCTAATGGTAAGATATTAAAACAAACTTCATATAACAATCTATGGATTCCACCGGCTCCATCTGATGCTGGTTCTTCTATTGGATGTGCTCTTCATCACTATTATACAAATAATGTATCATTAAGAAAAATAAATACCAATCCATATCTTGGACCAGAGTACTCTAAAGATGAAATTAAAAGTACAATAGATAGATATAGTAAATATGTTTATGGTGAGTACGTTGTTAATAGCGAATTAATAAAAACTATTTCAAAAGAAATTACTGATGGAAATATCATTGGTTGGTTTGAAGGGAGAATGGAATTTGGTGCAAGAGCATTAGGTAATCGTTCTATACTTGCAAATCCAAGAGACCCTCAAATGAAATCTCGATTAAATAAAATGATTAAGAAAAGAGAAGGATTTAGGCCATTTGCTCCAATAGTTAAAAAAGAATCACAAGTAAAATATTTTAAATATCAAAGAGTTGTTCCTTATATGAATCAGGTGGTTAAAGTTAAAGATGAATTTGTCAATAAACTTCCAGCTATAACTCATGTTGATAATTCTGCAAGAATACAAAGTTTAGATTCTAAATCCCAACCAAGAATTTATTCCTTATTAGAACAACTTGAAAAAGATAACGAATATCCAATTGTTATCAACACTTCATTTAATTTAAAAGACCAAACTATGGTTCTTACACCAGAAGAAGCTATTAAAACATTTCTAAATTGTGAAATGGATATTTTAGTTCTTGGTAATTATATCTTGAAAAAAACAATACTTTAATTTTACAATTTGGTAACAATTTCTTAACATTGGTATATTTATAATAAAGGAGGAATTATTATGAAATACTTAATGACATCCATCCTCCTACTCTTTTTCATTCCGCTCTTTGGACAAGAATCCAAAGTTATAGAGAAGGTGGATGATTATCTTTACGAATACCGAGCTTACAACGAAGATGGTTCGGTTCATCAAAAAGGAATGTACATTGAATCTGAAGATGGCAAATTATTAGTCCATTCTTATTGGAGAGACGATGTAGGAACAAAGGCGTTGTATAACAAAGGAAAGTTAGTTTGGATTAAACCTAAAGGACAACCTCGTTATACTTATGAAGAGATAGAGTTTGAACAAATGAAAGCTCGTATCACATTCTTAGAAAATAAACTGGCAAGTTATATGCCCTAATCGTAATTCAAAGTGATTAGTACAGTTTCAACCCCTCACATCAGAGGGGTTTTTTTTATTGACACCTAATATTGTTTGCCCATTGGGTGTGAAAATCAAAAATGAACTTTTTATTTCATATATACCATAGTTATTAGTGGATATCCCAATGTTTTGCAAGATGGAAAAGTTATTAACATTAATTAAAACAAAAGGAGAACAATATGGAATTTTTGAAAAAAATCGGCTCTTGGGCTGACGAACTTACAAAAATCGGTATTAGTATCATTGCCTTAGGAGTTGTACTTGAAGTATTATTCAAAGGTGCAGATATCCCATTTTGGCCAGAAGTATCAGTAGTTGATAACGTAATGGGCATTTTAGGAAGTCTGAGTGCTGAGGGTCTGTTAGGACTTGTTGGTGCTTTTGTACTTTACCATATAATTAAGAAGTAGTAAATATTTTTTAATTCCATAACGCGTTAACAATCTAAAACCTCTCTTCGGAGAGGTTTTTTATTTTACCATATTTATATACAACATAATATGGTATAATCATGAGTACAGATTTTGAATTATTTCCTGGCAAAAACTTAAGTGGCTTGTTTAAAGATATCTATGATAATCAACAGAACAAGAAAAAAAGAATCTCAGAACTGATTGCAGAGATGAGAAAAATAATTAGACATGCTGGAGATATGGCAGTAATTGGTCCAATATTAAAAGATTTAATTGATTCATCAATACGAAACGATGAATCATTAATTAAAATGAGTGCAATTGCTCAAAGGATAATTGGTGCACAACATAAAGCAGAAGGAGACACTGGTTTCCTTAGTGATGATGAGAAAGAACAACTTCTAAAACAATTAGATGAAACTATTGCAGAAGTTGCAGATGAACACGACACAAAGGTTGATGAACTTACTAATGAAATAGAAGAGTTAAAACAAAAGGTAAGTAACGATGAGTAAAAGACAAGGTAGTTCTAATAGTAGTTTTTTTGGAAACAAAAATGATAAACTTTTTGCAAGAAAGTTTAAAACTGGTACTGTTGTTTTTATACATCATGATGATTCTGAGTTTGAAACAATAACAATACCAGATGATATTTCAGATAAAGTATCTGATAAAGAATCTCTACTTGGATACGCTAAAATTGTTGAAAGAGGAGATACATCTTATGATTTAGATGATGTTCCTTTTTATCCACCATACAATCAAGATGAAGGATTACCAATACTTGGTGAAGTAGTTGAACTAATTAGATTAGGAGGTAACTATCATTACAAAAGAATTTTTAATATAGATATCAATACAGGAAATGCTGTTGAAGATGCATTATTAAAAGGACTTCCAACGGAAAACTCAGATGGTAGTTCTTCTGATTATGGCGAAACCTCATCAACAGGTACTCCAAACTCAGGTGGTGATGGTGATAGAAGTAATAAGTTTGGTGAGTACTTTGAATCAACTCAAATAAATCCATTAAAATTATATGAGGGAGATAAACTAATACAATCAAGATTTGGTCAATCTCTTAGATTTAGTGGATATAATAATGAAGAAAATGTTTTAGCTCCAACAATCATACTTCGAAACAGACAAAATGATAAATCTCTTGAAGATTTAAAGGAGTTTGAAATTACTGAAGAGAATGTAATTGAAGATGGTTCAACTATTGCAATAACAAGTGGTGATTATTTATTAGGATTCACTCCTGGTACAGAAGATACTCCATTTGAAACTGAACCAGTTTATCATACTCCACCAGAAGAACTAAAAGGAACTGACCAAGTTCTTGTTAATAGTGGTAGAATTATTTTATCATCAAAGGATTCAGAGATGATGTTATTTTCTAAAGGAGATATTTCAATACTATGTGATAGTAGACTTACAATTGATAATGGTAACGATGGTGCCTTTATTGATTTGAATGGAGAATATAGAACTACAACAAACGATAATGATATGTTTTTCTTAGGTGGAAGTGGGAAAATATTTTTAAATGTTGATGGTAGTGAAGATGAACCTTTAGTAAGAGGTGAAACACTTCTTGCTTTACTTGAGGAGTTAATTGATGCTATAAATGTACAAGTATTTCAAACACCTTGTGGTCCTACATCACCTGGTCCAACTAATAAACCAACATTCAATAATATTAAATCAAGGCTAAACACTTTCTTATCTACTTTAAATTATACGGAGTAATAAGATGTCTTTTACTACATTTAAACAACAAATGAATAACTATATGACCAACCAAGATGGTATTGGTTCATTTGGTGATTTCGCAAAAAAGATTACACAAGAATATGATTTAGCTATTAAGAGAGGATTCCAAACAGTTAATTCTATTCCTATTAGTGCAGGAAATACTGCTGGTATGGAAAATCTCGTAAACATAGCGTGTACTGTAGCTCTTAGTAAAACAGGAGGATTACACACTTTTGGAGATGATATTGGAAAGGGTGTGGTCATGTATTGGACTGGTGCAACCTTAATAACGGGTATCCCACCTGTAATTCCTGCAGTTGGTGCTATACAAAATGTAACTACAACTGTGGCTGTTTGTATGAGTCCTGGTAGTTGGACTCCGATGGGCCCATTAAATCCAATAGATGATTCAAATATTTTTTTAGGTAGATTGGTTGCTTCAATGATGAGCCACCTACCAACAACACAATTTATGTACAATACGTTATCTATATATCCTGGAGCTCCTCCACCAGTAGCACCTGGAGTTTTGATATCACCTGGTTATACAGTACCATAAAATGAAAGAAGATATATTTATATTAAGATAAACACAAATGAAAATGAATAATAAACAATTAGTCAAAGTAATTAAAACACTTGTTGAGGCCGAGGTTGCCAAAAAACAGGCATACTTTTTATCTAAAACTTTTCCAAAGATATTGGAAGAAGAAGTTAAGAAACGATTAGCAGAGGAGAAGGGAGGTGTAGTCAGCGTTCCCTCTACGCAAGTTCCTGAATTAGTGAATGAGGTAGACCCATTTGAACAAGCAGAACTTGCATTACAGGAACAAAGACAAACACCTAAAAAACAATTTACTAAAAATGCTGTTTTAAATGAAGTATTGAATAATACAAAACCATTTTCAAAAGAGCAAAGACAAGGTGGAGTTGGAGGTACTAAATCTGTATTAGATAATTTACCCCAACAACCAGTAAATGAAAGTATGGATAAAACAGTAACATTTAACTCTCAAGGTGCTCAAGGTGGTAGTGATATGATGAGAGCTCAAATGGCATCTAAGATGGGTTATGGTGATGTAAGAAGAGGTCCAAGTAAACAAGGATTGGGTGTTCAAACTGGTTTACCTGGTTTAGATAGAATATTAAATAGAGATAATTCAGAACTTGTAAAAAAGTTCAAAAAATAATTTTACTTGAGGAGAGTGATTAATGGCTTATATACTTGGTAGAAGAACAACAAAGGATTCGGAAGAATTTGATTCTTATGCATATGGAATTACCTTACCAATACAAAATGGTAAGACAGGTTTCTTTGCTCAAGCATATACCTCACTCGAACAAGCTAAAGCAAATGTAAAAAATTTGTTATTAACTGCTAAAGGTGAAAGAGTTATGCAACCAGAATTTGGTTCTGGTTTAAGGTCATTGTTATTTGAACAAATGGATGATGAGTTGTTTGAAGAAAAAATTCAAACTACAATTCTAAACGCAGTAGAGTTTTGGTTACCCTATATTAGAATAGAAGAGATTGATGTTGAGATGACAGATGAATTAAGAGATAAAAATCAAGTAAATCTAAATTTAAAATTTACTGTTGGTAATGAAATTGATTTACAAGAAATAACATTGGTAGTACAGGAATAATATTATGGCATTAAATTCAGCAAATTTCAAAAGTAATCAAGGTAGAGATATAAAATATCTTAGTAAAGATTTTGCTTCTTTCAGAAGTAACTTAGTTGAATACGCTAAAACATATTTCCCTAAAACATATTCTGATTTTAACGAATCATCACCTGGTATGATGTTTATAGAAATGGCATCTTATCTTGGTGATATCTTATCTTACTATACAGATGATTCATTAAAAGAATCTTTGATGTTATATGCAGAAGATAAACAAAATGTAATCGCATTATCTAATTACTTAGGATATAAACCAAAAGTTACTTCACCTGCTATAGTTAATATATCTGTATATCAACTTGTACCCGCTGTTGGTAGTGGTGAAGATAATAGACCCGATTCCGATTACTATCTAAGAATAAAAGAAGGAATGGTTGTAGAATCATCAAAAAGAAATATTCAATTCAGAACAACTGAACTTGTTGACTTTAATGATGCAACAGATAGAGAGATAACGGTCTATACTGATGATGGTGGAGAACCAACTCAGTATCTTATAAAAAAATATGTTAAGGCAATATCTGCAGAACTAAAAACAGTAAATGTTTCATTTGGTTCACCAGAACAATTTTCATCAATTAATATTGCAGATAAAAATGTAATTGATGTTTTTGATGTAAGAGATGCGAATGGTGGTAAGTGGTATGAAGTTCCTTACTTAGCACAAGAAATGGTTTATGTAGATTATCCTGTATCAGAACAAACAGATAAAGATTTAGCTCAATTTAAAGATTCAGTATCTAATATATTAAAGGTATTAAAAACTTCAAAAAGATTTGTTAAAAAAATAAATCAAGATAACACAACTACAATTGTATTTGGTGGTGGAAACGCAACTAATGATGAAACATTAATTCCAAATTTAAAAAATGTTGGTTTAGGATTAAACTCTTCTATTGATAGAATG